GTAGTAACTTGGATTGATGTGATTGCTGTAGTTGAATCAAAGAAACCAGCTTGGTTTTCAAATACTTTTGTTGAGTTATTGCTGGCTACATAATAATTCTTTAAAGTCCAGACTTTGCCATAACTAGCGTTTGCATAATCATCTACATCCAAAATTGCTACTGCTGTGGTATTGCTTGTAGATCCACTTTGTTGATGTAGGTACATTTTAGTGGCACCTTCACCAAGAGTTGAAGGCGTGTTAGCGGCTGATTTTACAACCGCCCATTGGTAAGTTGATGAGGTGTCGCTGTTAAATGACATAGTTGCATCTACTGATGATGCGTACCATCCAACTAGAACTAACTTAAGAGACTTGTATGAGCCTGAAATTCCGCTGATATTGGTGCTTGCTCCAGATAATGAACCTGTCGCGATTGATGTCATTCCGCCAGTTGCTGCTGCTGTAGCCCATGCGAGGCCAGTTGCTGCTGTTGAATCTGCGGTGAGAACCTGTCCATTGGTACCAACCGCAAGACGCGCTGGAGTATCCGCTGCGCTTGCAGCAATGAGATCACCCTTAGCATCGACTATAGCATTTTGAATAGCGTTAGAATCATCTTGAGCAACCCATGAGAAATCAAGGTCTGTGTTAGATGCCTTTGCTAATACTTGTCCTGTAGTGCCGCCTTTAAGATCGACCATAGCTGTGTCGATATCTTGGCCAAGTGCAGCAATAGCGGTAGCGCCATCCTTTACGAGGTCTGTCGACTGAGGGATATCCCACCCAAAGTTCGTGGTTGTTGTTGCCATTACGCTACTACTCCTATCGCATTTAGCCAGGTTAGGCTGGTGTTAAGTGTGTTCCATGTCTCCGCTGCATTTACCTGTTCCCATTTTACCGCAACTTGGGAGAAGTTTATTGGAGAAGCGTTGAAAGTCAGGCTGAGGTTATTTAGGCTTGCCCTAAATGTCCAGCCTTCAATATACCCCTGGAATGACCCATTAGTAATGTTAGGCGGTAGATTCTGAATCCAGACTGGCTGGCCTAAGAATATGTTAATTAGGGCATCTCTATCGGCATCATCAATTTCAGGGTTTCCAAGAGTAAAGGTAATGCTCTGGAACTTAGGATAAGGATTGGCTCTAAGCTCGATGTAACGATCTGCTAGTGCTTCTGCATCTGCAGTATGCTTAATGCGAGAAGTATAAGATTCTGCATAAGTGCCATAAAGAGATTGGCTAGTTAAATCCTGAGCCACATAGGACTGGTTGCCATTGTTATCGTAAATAATATTGAAATAGTTTCTAAGGTCTCCAGCGCGAGTAGTCGCAGCTAGTCCTAATCCATTGGCATGGTTAGCATCTAGGGTGGTATAGCCATTAGCCGCTAGATAATCCTGTCTATGAGTCTGGTCTGCATAACCAATATTGCCGTTAGCATCCTCGTAAAGAACCCCAAAAGCTGAGTTAGCGATATCGGTGCAAAGTGAGTAAAGGTCTGTCTTGCTCGATGATCGTGCAATAAGGGTGTAATCGCCCGGGCGGTCAATTTCCCCTAATCCGATATTTACGGCATTAGCCCAAGTCTCAGTAGGGTCATAAGTAGCCCAAGTCTGGGCTGCTGGCACATCGTTCCATGTTCCTGAAAGATACCCAGAAAGAAGTGTGTAAATCTGGTCTCCGTCTTGGTCTTGGGATAAAACGCCATTATCGATAATTTTAGGCAATTTAGATAATGCCCCAAGAGCCGTGATAGTTGCCGTTGTCGTGTATCCGCGATCACCGGCCCGATTAACGGCAATAGTGAAATCAGATATCAACCCGCCAAAGATGGGCACATAAGTACCAATAGAATTAGTTACTTCAACTGTGAGGCCAGAACCTACTGTAAAGTTATAACTTGAGTTATCCAGGTTCAATAATTGCAACTGGCAGTAGCCTGCTAACGGCTGGACATTAATATCCGTTCTGCCTGAAGTAACCGTAAGGTTGGCAATAGTTACATCTGTTACTTCTGTGCCATCGACTAGAACCTTATAGGAAGGTGTATAGGCGGTCATACGAATACGAGCCCTGAGCCACCGAGAGTTCCTCGAGCTGAGGAATCGTTGAGAAGTCCTACGATCTGGCGAGCAGTTGACTCGCTATCGATTGCGCCGTTAACTGTAATGTTTGTACTGCCCTGGCTGGCGTAGATATAGCGTGGGACTGAAGGTGTAACCGGCGCAGGAGTTGGAGTCATTGGAGCTGATGGAGATGCAGCCCCTGTCGATAATGAGGCACCAGAAAAGAAGTTGCCTACCGCCGATCCTGCTCCCTTAATAGCATCGATGATTCCTTTAATTGTGTTATAAATTTTAGTAATCTGATCTACGAAGTTAGCGAACTGGTCGATAACAGTTGAGATGATTTTGCCAAGAGCCTTAAATGCTAGGCCAAGGGTTTCTCCAATAGCCGGAGCCATATAAGTAACTACGAAGTCTGCAATGTTTTTGAGAAGGCTAAAGAATGGGCGAAGCTCGTCATTGTTCTCAGCAAGAGCATTGCGTACAGAACTAAACGCTGATCGTAAGCCGTTAATGATTGGCTGGATGACTTTCATAACTGGAGCGAGTTTATCGCCTAGGTTAGAAGTAAAGTCCTGAATAGCCGGGATTACATTCTTAACCAAAGTCTCGACCATTGGAGTTATAGCATCGAGGATATAAGCGCCAACTGTTTCCTTACCTTCATCGAAGGCTACTGTAAGGCGGGCTAACTTTCCTTGGAATGTATCTGCTTGTTTAGAAGCCTGGTTCTCGAAAGTACCGGCTAATTTAGCGGTTATCTGGTCGAATGTAAGGATCTTTAGTTCAGCCTTATCAAGTCCTACACCTAAACGGCTAAGGCCTGCCAAGTTGCCTTCCTGAGCCTTTGAGAGACTCTCTGTGACTGCCTGGAGAGACTTGCCACTACCAGCCGCAATGTCAAGTGCAAGGGTCTGTAATTGCTGAGCCTTGTCTAAATCTTTAGTGGCTCGAGTCAAGCGATCTAACGATGGTCTAAGCTCGTCATCCGCAACGCCTGTAGCCAGGGAAGTCTGAAGGATGTATTCCTCTGTCGAGGCTATCTGGTCATCGGTTGCCTTGGTAACATTGCGAAGAGTATTGGCTAACTTGGCTTGCGCTGCTTCATCCTCGATGGCTGATTTAACGCCGTCAATGGCTAACTTGCCTGCATAGGCAACGGCTGCTGCACCCGCAGCTGCGAAGGCTGCTCCGGCTATCTTGCCAAACTTAGCAACCTTATCTCCAAAGGTAGCGACATCTTTATCTGCCTTGTCAAGGTTCTTAGTAAAGTTATCGACATCGGCAAGCAGCTTGAGCGTTAATGCTCTTGTACCTGTTGCCATTATGTCCACTCCTTAAGAATCTTGTCGAATGATTCAGTCCATCTTGCCACGATCTGCGGTTGAATCTTGCGGAGCGTTGGATAGATAAACCAACCCTTAGAGCCTCGACCTTCACGGCCTGACCATACGGGAAACTGCCTAAACTTATTAGAACCGAATTCTGAACCGCCCCAGATATCTCTAGTGGTTGCGCCACCCGAGAACTTCTGAGAAGCGAAGCCATAAGTAATCTCGCCTATGCGGCTGGACTTCTTAACCCGAGAACCCTGAGCGATTCGGCCTGCGACCTTACTGCTCTGGATTGAGTTAGCCTTCTGGATAACTTCATCTCGAGCGAATTCAGCCAGAGCGCCGGACTGGCGCTTGGCCTCTTCGTTGGCTTCTTCACCCATATTCTTAAGAGCCTTGAATACCATGCGAAGTTCCGTCTTATCGAAGGCAACTAATTCATCTGCCACGATTACGCTCCTCTAGTACTTCAATAGCTGTAAGAATATCCTCGGCACTTTGCCAATGATTCATAGGAATCTGTGTAGCTAGTGCTAGTTCAACTAAGAGTCGGCTTACGCTTCCTCTTGGATGACTTTTGGGTCTCCTTCACCTACTTCAACATCGTCAACAGATTCCATCCATTGATCTAATGTCTTAGTCGGCTTACCGCCTGCTTCACGCTTCATGGCGCTGTGCGCTACATAAAGAATGTCCCACATTCCGCCGAACTGAGAGATGACCTTCTTAGTTGCCATTTCCCAGCGGGCGTAATCTGGCGGTCTAACCATGTAATTGGCTTCGGTTCCGTCTGTGTATTTAATTGTTATTAGCTGCTGCATTATGTGCTCCCGTTTCTATTGTTTAGGAGAAGGTCTCTGTGACCGCACCCTTTGATACCTTGAATGTAAAGTCTACAGTCTGTGCATCTGTTCCGGCTCCACCTGCTGTTGGAAATTCAGGCATGATTGGAAATGAAAAGACTGCGCCTGTAGCTGCTGTGAGGCTGACTGTGATGTCTGTATCTGGTGCTGATTCTGCTGCTGTCCATAGAGCTTCGCATACTGAGTTAGCCTTACCCCAGTCAGCGAG